GTGTAAAGTAGAACACAGGAGACGTGCCTGGATTAGGCGCAATCATCTGCATAGCTGGTCGTTTGACTAACAACGATATTGATTTAACACTTTCACCTATAGCATAAAGTCCGCTAAAGTCATTATCTCCAGGTGAACGTGCGTTTCCTATAAAACCATGCATTTCCATAGGTTGAGGTTTACCATCATCAGGCTTAGTAATTACCTCACCAGCTTGTGGAGTATAAGTATCATTAATAAAAGTGATACCTCCACCAGCACTAGTGGCCTTGGTTGTAAGTGTAGGAAAAGGAAGATAGACAGGTGAAGTGGGTCCTGCTAGTTCAATGTCAGGATGAGCAGCAAACTCAATCAACATAGTTATTGAAGAACTAACAGTAGGTGGTGCTCTAAGCTCATTGAGAATAAAAATTCTCAAATTGCCAAATGGAATACCAAAAGGTAAAAATGGTGAAGTTGAGATCCATGGAATAGTAAACTTATGTTCCACAGTATATCTCAAATCCACTATCTCCCTATAAGTGTAATAGGAATTTTCCAGAGTGGCTGGCATAAAAGCAGTATTAGATGCACCTGGTTGAAATGTTACCAGGAGACGTCCAGAATGAAACTCTGTCTTCACAAATTTCAGAGACACATCAAATGACGATTTATAAAAGCGGAAATGTTGACCGATATAATCACACGGTAACATAGCTTTAATTTGTTGCCCAGTTTGATTGGCTATAGTAGCCGTAGTAAGGAGTACTGTATTGAAAGTTCCTAAACCAACACGATAATCAATAACAGTAGTTCCAACGTCTTGGGCCGACGTTATTTGCACACCTCCAAGAAACATTTTCTTAGAACAAATAAATGGAATAGAACACTCATCCTCTGATGTAGGTCCTAAAGAAGGTAATAAAGCAACAGAGTTGTCTTCATAAATAGCAAGATTATTTGAAAAATCTTTACCTGTCCCATTTGTTATTTTCAAGAAAGGTCTTGGTACAGTAGCAGTTAACTCTTGTAATGCTAAAGGTTTTGACCAACCAAAAGCTTTGGCTCCTTGCCCAATGGCATTAAAAAACCAAGCGGTAGGTTCACAAACTGTAGACAATAGTGGAATTTTAGCGAGATATCCTGAAGCTTTTCCTAAACTAGTAAAAGCTCCACTGAGGGGTCCATATTCCTCAGTTTCTTGGTCTGAAGGATTCTTACCATTACCACGTCTTTTGACTTCAGTAATACCTTGAGCTTGAAAGCCACCAGGTGCTGTAGGGAATGTTATCTCAACATCTTCATAAGACACTAATATTGAGAATTCTGCTCCATCAGTCCCTCCTGTCCCTATAACTAGAGGTGAATAAACAGCTAGATCAAGATTTCCTTGAGATCCTTCGCCACTGAGCATATTAAACGCTAATTCAGTAGTGTGGTAAGGAATTTTGAATGTAACTTGTGTATCAGATGAAGCATCGAGCTCTATGCGAGGAAGCATGGTACGCAAAGGGATAAAACCAGTAGCATCGAAATAACGATTATTTGATACTGGAATATTTGCTTGTGGGAAAAACGAGCAAATTAACCTCCCCTGCTGAAATCTTGTAGCGTTGAGAGTGATCGTAACAATCGCTGTGCCTTTAAAGGTAAGAAACCCCTTAATTTTCTGATACACCATAGGATGTAATAGGTAATTATTAGGCAAAGTAAGAGTCGCGAGATTAACGTTAACTCCCGAAGTGCTTGACCAGAGTCCGTTATTGACGACAATTGGTCGTTTGACAAAAGATTTAATATCATGTTCTCGCCCGTCTCTAATAGAGGATACGAGGGGAGTTGGAAGTTGGATCTCGTCGTCATATTGGACGACACGTTCAGGTACATCAACATGCTCAATGAGCAAATCGCGTTGAATATCCTGAGATTGAGGGTCTACGGACATTATTCGGGTCAGGTAATCCTTATTATTATGAACCACGAATACAGAAATTAAGGAAGGGCTAGGAAGTTTGTATATATTAGGGAACCTAATGATACGGCTCAAAGTTGCAAGCAAAATTGCGAGCCGATTCCCAGTGATAATGCTTAGGATAATATCCTAAATATTCACTGGACGCTGTAAGAATCTTACGGGCGTGTTGATTCCACATTTTACGTCCGTGAAGGGACAGCTCCATGAGAGCAGTATCAACATTGTCTTGAGTGATACGCTCTGCAAAAGAGCACCTCTTGGTCCAATAGGGCATTTCTAAAATAGAGGTAATGTTTAACGGTGCCACGTAACGACATACGTGATCATCATATCGGAAAGCGCGTTTAAGAAAAGTTAAATTCTGAACATTTTCAAAAGCCATAATACTACTATCCTTGCGAGTAGAAGTAAACTGTTGGCCAAGTTCCAATAGATGCTTTTGCATCGTTGTAGGATTGTACCAAGTTTTAACTTGGTCATCTACAGATCCTATATTATCATCGCCGTAGACGACTACACCCACTTTTTCAAAAAGAGATGTAGATTTAAATGAAGGTGGGCGTGAGCGTATCCATGCATAACAGAGATATACTAAGTTGATTAAACAATTAAGAAATATTGTAAAAGGATGACCACTAGGCAGTGATTGAACCCATTTATAAAACCAACTCAAAAATATATGTTCTGAGTGTGACATTTTGTACCACAAATAAGCACGGACTTTTTGTGCGTCTTCAAACTCTTTACGAGCTTGAGCATACCCTATATCATTTTCTTTATGGTGATGTGCCCAATTAATCTCATACCAAGGGCCAACATACCACTTCCAAATTGCGTCAATAATAGTCGCGAGTTGACGTTTATCAAATTTGGAGAAGTCTCCATTGAATCCATTTTCCATACCGTACGACTTCAAAATACGGTACATAGTATCCCATTCTGCGGAATACACATTCATGCCTACGCCTATACTATTTCGAATTTTGTTTTCTGTCAACCAGACTTGAAATCCGAGAAAATATATTCTCCAAATTATAGTTAAATCTAGTGGAGATATGGAAAATAAACGAAGTTTACCCTCTAATATTTTCTGGACTAAGAGTTTTTCATCTTTGGGACAGTCAATAAACCAAAATTCAACATGTTCTTCCCGCAAGATTTTAGCTATCTCTTCATTAACAACTTTTATCATCTCTTGCATCTTCTTAGAAGAAAGATCATAAAGAACATCTTCTCCAAACCACTCAGTTTTGCCTTTAGAATTAGACATTTTATACCAGGGATAACCTGCTGAGGTGTTTCGGGGGATTGGCTTGGCATATGGATTATCAGCAAAACCTAAAACAGCTTCTCTAATAGGAAGAGCAAGCACTTGCCATTTTTTAGGTTTATCACTATTATTGTTGATATGGTGTCCAACCATACGTACAGCCTCTTCAATAGATGGCATATCTCCTGGAGGGAGAGTTTCACCATATTGATTCAATTGGTATCTCATTATGTTGATCTGAGAACCATCTGGAAGAGTTTTATTGGCCAATGGATTTGGGACTGACATAACAGATGGTCCCCAAAGGCCATGAAGTACGGATCTTTTTATCTTAGATTTACAAGCAAGTGTTACTTGTTCGTTTAAATCTTGTTTAACAACCTCAAAATTTCCAGTTAAAGGAAATTCGTTATATTGTACTGTGAGGACATTAGACGAAATCTTAGATAAATCTATATCATCAACTTCTTCAGTTTTGATACCCTTTAATTTATTATAATGGGCGAGAATGAACTGAACAGTCTCTTTATATATGGGAACCGCATAAGCGTAACTTTCATCCATTCCCATATGTACACCACATATTCTGCCTCCAGATATATGTTTGTTGCTAGACGCTAATAAGGAGCCGCAAGTTCCTTGAACGGTATTCGCAACATAAGCTATGGCTTTAGAATGTAAATACTTGCCAGTGTATTTATTATATGAAGATTTTAAATTTCCATATATTTTAGCTTTGGTGTAATACTTATCTATACCTTTAGCACCATTAAGAACAGCAAGTACAGCTTGGAATTGATTTTGGTTATCAAATTTACTTTCATCAATAAAAAACTTCTCTATGGATGGCATAAGCCATTGTATGGGCATTTTTATTGCAACCAAATCCATATCCTCCGAGAAAACAAAATAATTGTTTTCATCACGAAGATAGGACAAAGAAATAGAAAATTTATTTGTACCCTCTTTTCTAAAAGGGGCTTCGAATTCCACTTGAGTATCAAGGGGAAGAGCCAACTGTCCAGAAAGTTCTTGATCAAACCAAGTTATATAATGGCGATTTAAAATTGCGATATCTCCCTCGAGAAAAAGAAGAGTTCCTACTTTTATGCCTGAATAGGGTGACATTATACAAAATGAATTATTTGTTATTGCTTTACGCAACATATCATCACTATTTTTATCTCCAGATTGTAATTCCATTGGAGATGCATAAGTAGCTCCTTTTTCAAACCAACTTTGAGTAAGGAAATTCTTAAATATCGGTACATTTTTCTGTGACTCATCAGCTATATATATTTCTTGTTGCTGGTATGGATTATCTTTAGTCACAGAAGAAATTAATCTCTTTGCTTTATCTTTTGCTGAAGAGAAAAATCCCTTAAGAAGCGACCACAAGTGTTTGGTCGCATAAGCACCTAATCCTAGTGCTAATAAGCTCATTGAGAACTGAAAAAGATCAGAGTTAAAAATATTTAAAAGAAAGGTAAGCTTTGGATACTTTCTTATAGATGTCTCTATCCTACATTTCATAGTCTGCCATTTTAATTTAATAGGCAAATAATTATCATGAAACTTAGAAATAAAGCTAGTCTTATCTTCAATCTGTTGCAAAATACCAGCACTAAGCCAGCTAGCATATATCAATAAATCATTCTTCTTTTGAGCAAGAATGGCATAATATTTTTGAAATAATGATTTATCATCATCATCACAATTGATATATGTTGTAATATTGCTTCGATCTACTCGACTAACTTCAATAAGACCTTGTGCTACCAACAAATCATAAGAATGTTCAACGTTCTCACGAAATTCGGAACTCACATCCATCATTTTTGAAGATTCCCGATTAAAATCAAATTCATCACTATCTGGATCATCCCAGAGGGTTGCCATATACTCGTTATGTTGAGTATAATCATTAAATCTCCTCCGAAATTGTTCTACTGACATATCTAAAAGTTGCTGATAAGAAACTATCATTTTATCCTCTCCTCTATTTACCATATCGGAGTTATATATATGAAATTCATATATATCTGTGTTAAAAATAGGTCCACCAACTAATTTGCTTTTATCTATGGTTTTCTTCCCAGTAGATTGGTCAGTCATTGCATATTCGTCTTTTATATTTACCTCTACAATATAAGTAAATCTACGCCAAAAGGCTGCGGAACAACGAATGCTTTCTATGATATCTTGTGGTGAATGTGATGCATCATAATGTTTTTGAAAATTTGAAGTGCATGCTGTTATTGGACTATTAAAGAATGTCAATCCTTTTGATTCCAACGCGGCCATATTTAAATTAAAGGCCCATGTATCATTGCAATTCATAATTTCAGCTGCTTCAGAACGTTCCAAAAACTGTTCTTTGATTTGAAGAGCCTCATTAAAGACACAAACGGGTTGACCATTATAACCTTCCCAATACTCGCCACCAATGGCTCTAGTATATATTTGGGATTTCATACCCAGGTCACAAAAATCTAATAATTTCTCCTTCCGCAAACGGGTTAACAATTGGATAAAGAATGGTTGGAGAAGATATGATTTGCCAACAGCAGTTCCTCCTAAAAAGAAAAAAGCAAGGGGCATCATTCTCGGACCATCAACATCTAAATGGACTTGAGAGAATTTATTCAAAATTCGGGTAAGTTGACGCATACATGTCTGTAATGCATCTTGTATCATGCGATCCTTAAGTGAAAGATCTTTAGAACAAGAAAATTCAAGTCCCATCATGTACAATTGATTGAGTTTTCGCAAATTTATTTGATTAGCCTTAAATTCACCCTGAAACTCTAAGGAAGAGATAGCTAGGACATTTTGCATCCAACTATCAAAGGGCTTATGTGTACCACTCATAAGAGTGATCGGTAGACCTCCAAGTAAGGAGGATTTAAACACATTGACTATTTTAATAGCCATGTTTAACACTTCACTTATCAAATCAGTGTTACTACCACGAAAACCTGTAGTTGCTTGTACTTTAGATAAAGTAGAAGCAATAGAACTCTTGGACATAGGTTTTCCTTTAAATATTTCGAATCCAAGATACGCTGTGAGAAAGTAACCAACGGTGCGAAAAACGCTTACGTCTATTGATTGTGGTTCCAATTCATCCATTAAAGTTTCTGTATCAGCCTCAGATATATTATCCGGGACATCACAATCTTTAGGCAAATTTAATAGATCCTTAACTGTATTGAGAAGTAAATCTCTAACAGTTGAAGATGTACCTAACATTGAGACAGCTGATATTATAGTAAAAACTTTCCAGCGAACGTTCTGATTGCGGACATAACTCCTATTTGCCATTATTGCAAATGTCATAAATGAAGTGAAACAAAATAAGCGAGTAAGAACTGAATTAACAGACTCATCTGCTTCTTTAAGAGTAGATTTTGCTTCCTCCATTAATTTATTGGAGTGATCTCGAAATTCCTTCATATCGATGGAGATCTCTCCCTTCATCTGATCTAATTTAGAAAAGAATGGGGACATCATTCCTTCAATAACACCTTGGAATTCGATTTGTCCTTGTGGTTTGGAGAAATCTATCTCATTAGAATAATAAGTAGATGTTTCCTCGAATGGCTTGACTCCTTTTATTTCGACAAGCCGAGTCTCCTTCCTATTAATTTTAGGGCTTGTTTTAGGACTCACCTTTGGGCTTCTTGAGGTTGAAGCTTTTCTCTCTTCAGCTTCTTTTAATCTTTTGTTTGCATACTGTGACAATTTTTCACGTTGTATCAATTCAGTACGTCTCCGTCTGCCTCGATTCAGATTTTCTGAAACAAGCATTTCATCATCACTATCAATATAACAAGCCTGGTCTGACGGTTCAGGTGAGTTAAATAATTTAGATAGTGGACCCATAGACATAAGAGCTTCAAATCTAGTCTTACTAGTTGCTCTCGACCTATATTGTTTATCATGGAGTGAAACAACTTGTTCACTTAAATTCCACTCTAACAACATTTCGTTTCTATAGGAATTTTGTAGTTGTTGTTCTGAACAACCTTGCGCTTCAATAAGTTCTAATTTTTGTCCATTATCTAGATAAATATTATAAGGTTTTATATCATCCATTACATAACATTCATCATAATACCAAACACAATAAAAGTGTTTCATATATAATAGAAACAATGAAACTATAAAAGCAAAAGCAAGTTGAATCGTGAAAACAATTCGCATAACTCTCATCCCAAAGGGAATCATAGAGGAAATATTAGTTTCGTAGCGAAATGTTAAAGCTAACCACACAAAACTTATGGCACCAAGAAAAACAATTAAATCAGGAGACACAATCATAAACCAGTGAAAAAATGGTTGAAAAATGTTCTTTGCAACTCTAAATTGTCGTTCTACCCAATAAACACCAAATCTTTGATACGTCAATTGAGCTTGAGGAGAATATTTACTCGTACCATCAAGTATACTCTGTGCAGCTCGGTCCATTGCATCTTGTCTTAAAGATTCAAAAACACGATCACGTTCTACTCTAGAAATAGCAAGAATTTGTTCATAGCGGTTATGAGGTTGCAAAGCCTCATCTTCAGAAAAATCTGGGAGACCGTTATTTTCACAATCACTAGTCTCATCAGGATAATCTGATTTGCAATCCCAACTAAAAAGAGACCCCAAAAATTGTTCAGATCCTGAATTCATCGACAAAAACACAGATATATTTTTAAACAAAAATTCTCTATATTGTTTATTCAGATTTTTCTGGTTAATTTTAATGTTTCTTAGTAACCACTTAAGAAACATTGTTCGAGCATAATTACTTTCTAGATTATTCTTACTATTGAAAAAGAAAGGATCAAAAATACGCTCATCATGACACAACAGTGGGCTAGGTTTCCCTATCTCTCCCGAAAAATCTCTCATATAGTTCATAGCGCTAAATCGAAAATCTTATAGTTGTATCTGAGTTTTAGTTGAAGTGCCAAGTTTTATGTCATTAACAGCGTGAGGACATTGTGGATACTGCCACAAACAGTAAGATTATATAATTCATTCTATACTATTTAAAACATAGTAAAATTACACAATAAGTTCAGCAAGTGTTTGTATTCAATCTTAAAGGTCTGTTTCCATGTTATCTTTAAGGGCAGAATATACCCGAAGTTCATTAAGCTTCGTCATTCTTTAACCAAAAATATTATATAAAGTTCTAACTGATCAATAAATAATATAATAGCTCTCATAACAGTGGTTATGGTGAATTACATTGAGACTTAACCCCAATCAAAGCTATATTGTATTAGAAGGGCAATTATACAATGATTTATTTTTATGTTTTAATAATTTTATAATTTTTATTTAAGTTTTCTAATATAAAATAAAATTGGGATTTATAGAATATCTATTTAACGCATAGATACGGCAAAAGCATTCCTAATCAGAATAAGAAAACATCTTTTAAATCTAGCAAGTTCAATTTAACAGATATTGTAATTAAAAGCAAATCAACAATATCTGAAAAATCTACCTCGTCAGACAATCAGTTTTATCCAATCATCTAATAAAAGATACAAAGTTGTCTATCCTATATAAGGG